ATCGTTTACCTTTTTAACCAGCTCTTGGTACCGTAATGTTTCCTTGCGTGTTCTACGGCATTCTACACTTTCCATATCTGCGGCTGTAATAGCATGATCTACTGCACGAACCATTTTTAGCAGATCTTTACGGGCTACTTTATTTTTGACATTGGCTATAGCTCGTTCTGCACGGTCTAGGCGTTGAAATAGTTCGTCCATGTGTGTAATTATACGAGCTTTTGGGTTCCAGGTCAATCAAACCCATAAATACATAACTATGCCACGATTAAGCCTGTACCGCCCAAATAGAACTGCTGACTACCGATTCTTTGATCGCACTATCAAAGAAATGTTTACCGTTGGCGGAATTGATATCTACGTTCACAAATATCTTGGACCTATAGTAGATCCAGAACAAGCCAACAATCCTGGTGATGCTACACTACCCACTTACGATACTACCAATCCCTTGTTTATTGAAGACTTGTTGTTGTTGGAAAATCGAGATCGAGCATACGATCCAGACGTGTTTGTCATGCGTGGTGTTTATCGAACGCAAGACGTTGATTTTGATTTGACGCAATTTGGTCTGTTCTTAAACAACGATACCTTGTTTATCACATTCCACTACAACAACATGATCGACACTTTTGGACGCAAGCTCATGGTAGGTGATGTTATTGAAGTTCCTAATTTAAAAGACTACCATCCATTGAATCGTGCAATTCCTAATGCACTGCCTAGATATTATGTGATACAGGATGGCAACTATGCCAGTGAAGGATTTAGTCAAACTTGGTTACCACACCTATGGCGGATCAAAGCCACGCCGCTGGTTAATGCTCAAGAATACAGCCAAATCATCGACCAGCCGTTTATGCCGGAAAATATTTGGGATCCAGGCAATTTTTATCCTTCTGGTGAAACTGTTAACAACGGTGGTACCTACTATGTTGCACAACAAAACGTTCCACCAGGAACTGATATCACCGACACTGATTACTGGCAACCAGTAACCACGCCTACTACAGTGGGCGACCAAATGAGTACCAGGCCCAAAGATCTGGAAATCAATGATGCATTACTGGTACAAGCACAGGCCGATGTTCCGCTCAGTGGTTACGATGTTACAAAATTCTATATATTGCCCACTACTGACAATGGGCAACCTGCAGGAGCCGGTCTCACTGCCGATGACACTTATCCTACAGTAGACAGCACTCAAACCGGTGAAGGTAATACTCCCAAGAGCTTTGGCTATGTCATGGGTTACCTAACTGGTGATGGACAAGCACCCAATGGCTTGCCTGTAACACCAGGAGTTAGCTTTCCACCCAATCCAGTTGCAGGCGACTATGCCCTGCGTTTAGATTACTTTCCCAATCGCTTGTTTAGATTCAGTGGCTCGAGTTGGGTTAAAATTGAAGACAATGTTCGTACCGATCTTGATTTGGCTTCAGGCGCATTAACTCAACGTGCCAGCTTTGTCAACAATACATACACTGTTGCTACCACAGATCAAGGCAATATTCCAAGTCGTCAAAGTTTAAGTCAAATACTCAAACCACAAGCCGACAACGGTAGCCAAGGCGGCAATATTACACCACCAAACCCAAGACCCCCAGGACGATAAATGGCACAATTTTTTTACGATCAACAAATTCGTCGCTTCTTACTACAGTTTGCCAGAATCTTCAGTAACTTCAGTGTCGAGTATGGCCGCAACGAATCTGGCAAAAACGACACACTAATTCGTGTGCCCGTTCGGTACGGCGATGCTAGCCGTCAAGCACAGACTATTATGCAACAAAACAGTGCCAGTGACATGCCGTCAACTCCATTAATGACGTTTTATGTCACAGGACTTGATTACGATCGTCCAAGAATGCAAGAGCCTAACTTTGTAAGTAACATGCAAGTTCGCCAACGCACCTATGATGAAGCAACTGACACATACGAAACCACGCAGGGCAATGCATTTACCATTGAGCGTTTGATGCCGGTACCATACAAGTTGACCATTGCATTGGACATATGGACTTCAAACACCAATCAAAAAATGCAGATATTGGAGCAAATATTAGTGTTGTTTAACCCTGCATTAGAAATACAAAGCACCGATAATTTTATTGACTGGACCAGTCTGACTGTGTGTAATCTTGAATCAACCAAATGGAGTAATCGAACCATTCCGATCGGAACTGAAAACCCTATAGACATAGCTACGCTTACCTTTAGTATACCAATTTGGTTGTCAAGTCCAGCCAAGGTCAAGAAGTTGGGCGTAGTCGAACGCATTGTCATGAGTGTGTTTGATGCCAATGGTGACGCTAGTAATGCTATTCTTGACAATGACCTGTTGTTGGGCACACGACAAGTGATTACCCCGTACGGATATCAAACTTTGTTGATTGGCGGCAGTCCTGGCACTGTTGGTCGATTACAAGCCTTGCGTGAACAACAAGTGGTTGATCAACCCAATGCCAGTTTGAATCCGGCCAGTAGCCCAGACAGCAATTTGTTATGGCACAATGTTGTTGGAGCATACGGGGTGTTGAGAGACGGCATCAGCTACATTAAATTAGAACAAGATGATGGAACCGAAGTGGTTGGTCATGTCAGTTACGATCCAACTGATGATCGATTCCTGTTATTCACTGTGGACCCTGTGTCGACTCCTGGCAACACATTAGAACCGGTATTGTCTGTTATTGATCCACTACGCAGTGGACCAGGTGCAGGATTGATTGCACCAGTGGCAGGACAACGGTATTTGTTTACTGAAGCTACCGGAACATTTAACGAAGGCTATGCAGAAGCATGGGCCGGTGTCAGTGGGCAACCTCTGGTTGCTCAAGCCAACGATATTGTTGAGTATGATGGCGCCAGGTGGACAATTTCTTTTGACAGCAGCTCAAGTCCAGATAATATACAGTATGTCACAAATATCACAACAGAAATACAGTATGAATGGACTGGTACAGCATGGATTAAATCATATCAAGGCCTGTATCCTGGAGGCACATGGAGTCTAGTATTATAAAAGCAGTGGGTGTTTGGTTTTATGCGGTCAATACTCGCCGCTATCTGTATCTCATGCGGAATGATTCAAAACATCCGGGGTCATGGGGATTACCTGGTGGACGTGTGGAATTCGGCGAAACCTTAATGACTGCTATTGTCAGAGAGTGTGAAGAAGAAATTGGATCAATGCCTGACTATGTGCGTATGATGCCGTTGGAAAAGTTCACTACCGTAGATGCAGGATTTGAGTATCATACGTTTTTTTGCATTGTGAATCAAGAATTTCGACCCACGCTAAATTACGAACATATAGGTTATGCCTGGATTGATTCAGGCACTTGGCCCAAACCCATGCATCCAGGACTGTGGTCAACTGTGAATTTTGAAGCGGTACAAAATAAGATTTTGACTATTGAATCCAGCGTTTATACATCACAGTAACTGATAAACTCAGGGTAGGTCATAACCTGAGTGTTAAAACAGTCAACCCAGACGTCAGGCATACGTGTGCTTTCGCCTACCAGATAAAACTTAACACCCGGATAAGCTAAAAATACTTCAGCAAGTTGTGATTCCCAATTTAATGAATTGCCTGGTGATTCATCTGTGTAGCCCAATAAGAACACTTCCTTATGGCCATCAAACGCAGCCAGATATACCGCAAGAGTCATATCAATTAATCTGGGTTTATGCGGAATTAAATAAAATTCTCCAGGATTAGCAATACAATTACGTGCAGTGGTATACACAATATTGTCTTGTTGATAACCTGTCTCTAAAATTGTAGCTAAATTGTTGTTATCAGTTTCTACTGCAAAGTCCAGTCGCATTTGTTGAGCAACCAATCCTGTGCCGTAAGTTTGTAGTTTTTTACTGCCTAGTAATCCGCCGCGGTGACGTTGTAGTCGTGTGTAATCAAACTGCCACTGATCTAAATTGCTGCCAATGCAGGCCGCACGACCCGACAGGTGATGATTGTCAATGGGATTTGGAATCCATTCTCTGGATTCTTCTTTTTTACCGGCACCCCATCGAGTTTCTAATATTACAAATTCGCCAGCATAGTCTGTGCGATATCTAGACTGCATTATGACCTTCCTACTGCTACTTCTATCACTCCAGGTTCGGTTGAATTGTATTCTTGTAAGGCTTTACCAACTATGCATCCAGGTTGGTATAAATTGACATCTAAGGCTTGGGCAACGCCAGGTCGATCACTGGACACTAAACGATCGCCTTTGCGTACGGTGCCAACTACTGAGCAAGGAACTCGCCCGACCAAAGCCACTTCAAGTGGATGCTCGCCTGTTTGAGTAGAGTTCATTAGGTATGCTGGTTGTGTAGATATAATGCCAGCCACCTGTGTGGAGTGTGTTGCGCTTGTGATTGTTATCTCACGGTCGCCGCCGAATTCTACCACTGTTCCAGGAGCATAGGCCGTATCGGCTACATACATTTCGGCCAAGTCAGCGTATTGTGCTGACGTTGCTTTGGCAAATATAGTGTTGTAGCTGAGTGTGGCACTGCCGATATTGGCAGTGGCATTGGCTGTTGGCATGAGGTTGCCAGTGACAACAACATTACCTGTGCCATTAGGAATAAGATTAATGTTGCCATTGGTTGCGGTTGTTTGCAAATCAAGATTACCAGTGTTATCAACTAAGATGCCAGTTATAACCAAGTTACCACCATTTATGTTGCCACTAACACTTAAACTAGTACCTGTTATTACTCCGCCAACTACACTTGCGGCTGTTGTTGTGCCAGTTACACTTGTGCTTGATCCTGTTATTACTCCGCCAACTACACTTGCGGCAGTGACAGCACCAGTGGCACTGATTAATCCAGTAACTGCCAATCCACTTGAGTAGGTGTTTGTAATTGTGCTTCCGCCTACGTTGGCACGAATGTTGCCGCCGCTGGCAATCACTGCTACACTTGATGTTCCAAAGCTGATGCTGTTGGCACTTAGAGCTGATATTTGACTAGTCACATAGGCCACAGTGGCAATGTTGCTGCCTCCCACTGTGATAGCATCATGCACCCGCAGGGTTCCGTTAGTAGTGTCTACTGTGATTTCTGCCAAAGCGCCGGTGAATGCCGCATTTTGTGCATTGGTACCGCGTCTGTATTGAACTTGTGAGGCCATTTTAAATTCCTATATGCTATTTATGTTACTATGGCACGGTCTGTTACTCTGCGCCAATTTGTGCCATCGCCAAAGGCTGGCACTGGGCCGCCCGTTTCGTTGGTCACATATATCATTGCGCCAGCTATTGCGGAACTGGGCAAAGTACCGGTGGTGTAACTGGGCAAAACAAACTGATCTGGGTAAAGCAAGCCCGAAGTTACAATAGTGTCTAGATCACTTTGAGACGTAACTGCATCAGTAACCAAGCCCAAATCTTCTGATACTGTAACTGGTTCTATTACTGTTCCGAAATCTGCGCCGTCTACAAAAAGTTCACTGCCGCCCTGTGTGCCAATGGTTATAGTGTCTGTAGTTGGATCAACCGTAATACTGATACCGGTACCGGCTGTCAAAGTCAGGGTGTCGGCTATGCTGTCTGCTACAGCACTGTTGCCACCAGTGACTGTGACGTTGCTGAATACATTGATACCAGACAAGCCAGCACCGTTGCCTAAAATATTACCACCTGTGACATTTCCACTGGCACTTAAACTACTACCAGTTATTACCCCGCCAACTATAGATGCCGCTGTTGTTGTACCAGTTACACTTGTTGAAGATCCAGTTATTACTCCGCCAACAGTTGAGGCAGCTGTTTGTGTGCCAGTGACCGATACACTTGAGCCTGTAATTACACCACCCACTGTGCTGGCTGCAGTTACAGTTCCTGTAACACTGGCACTGGATCCGGTAATAACCCCACCAGCTAGTGATGCGGCGGTGACTCCGCCACTAACGCTGGCACTGGATCCGGTAATAACCCCACCCACTGTTGAAGCAGTAGTCACAGTTCCTGTTACACTTACGTTGGTTCCTGTGTGATTGGTGGCACTGATGTTGCCACCAGTGATGTTACCGGTTGCACTTAATATTCCTTGCGATGATAACCCATTGGTTGCTACCCAAATATTTGATGTGCTGTTGTAGGTCAAACTAATATATTCACTGCCGGCTGGTCCAACTCCAATACCGCCACCATTGGCTGCGGCTGCAGTGGCTGCATTGTTGGCCATGTTAATGGTTAGGTCATTTGTAGTGACGTTGTTACTGTTGATATAAGTTACGTTACCTGTAACACTCAAGTTGCCTGTGATGATCACGTTGCCGTCGGTGCCGCCAGATCCGTTTGGATCAATAGTCAATGTCGGACCGGTACTGACAATGTTGGCACCAGTGATTGTAATATTGCCATTGGTTAATGCTGTAGAGGCTACAACATTGCTACCTGTTACATTACCAGTGACACTGGAACTTGACCCAGTGATCACTCCGCCCACAGTGCTGGCAGCTGTTACCGTTCCGCTTACACTGGCAGAGCTACCGGTTATAACACCACCTACAGTGCTGGCGGCAGTTTGTGTACCAGTTACGCTGGTTGAACTACCAGTTATTACACCACCCACAGTTGATGCGGCAGTAACTGTTCCTGTTACACTTGCACTACTACCAGTTATTACACCACCAACAGTGCTGGCAGCTGTAACTGTTCCAGTAACACTTGAACTGGATCCAGTTATAACTCCACCTACGGTACTAGCGGCAGTAGCAGTGCCGGTTACAGAACTACTAGATCCAGTTATTACACCACCAACAGTGCTGGCAGCTGTAACTGTGCCGGTTACACTTACATTAGTTCCAGTATGATTAGTGGCACTGATGTTGCCACTGGTGATGTTACCGGTAACACTTAACAATCCTGTTACGTATTCACCCGTTGAGGCAAATACTACTACGTTACTTGTTCCACCTATGCTGATGTTGGCATTGCCACCGCTGGTGCCAACATTGGCTTCACTGGTTCCATTGTAGATTTTGCTGGCAGTGATACCGTTGGCGTAGAATACGTTGCCTAATAAATAATTTCCTGTGATGTTGCCGGTGGCACTTACTACACCGCCAGTTAAGACATTGCCGCCAGTTACATTACCTGTAACTGATGTTGAACTGCCGGTTATAACTCCACCAACCGTACTGGCTGCTGTAACTGTTCCTGTTAATGATGCACTGGTTCCAGTTATCACTCCGCCCACTGTGGAGGCTGCTGTTTGTGTACCAGTAACACTAGAACTTGACCCAGTGATCACACCGCCCACAGTCGATGCGGCTGTAACCGTGCCAGTTACCGAAACATTAGTTCCTGTGTGGTTGGTAGCTGAGATATTACCACTGGTGATATTACCTGTTACACTGAGTAATCCAGTTACATATTCACCCGTGGTGGCAAAAACAACCACGTTGCTGGTTCCGCCAATTGATATATTAGCATTACCGCCCGAAGCGCCAATGTTGGCTTCACTAGTACCGTTGAATATACGACTGGCATAGATACCACTTGCACAAGCCACATTACCTAAAAAATAATTTGCCGTGATATTACCAGTTGCCGAAACTACTCCAGCAGTTAAAACATTACCGCCTGTAACGTTTCCAGAAGCACTTAAACTTGATCCAGTTATTACACCACCCACAGTTGATGCAGCAGTTTGTGACCCGGTGACACTGGTTGATGTTCCTGTAATAACACCACCTGCCACTGAGGCAGCAGTAACACCACCCGATACGCTTGCACTTGTGCCAGTAATCACGCCACCCACAGTTGATGCAGCGGTGACTGTTCCAGTAACACTTGAACTAGATCCTGTAATAACACCACCCACCGTGCTGGCAGCCGTCACAGTACCTGTTACACTTGCACTAGTTCCTGTAATAACACCACCTACAGTTGAGGCTGCTGTAACTGTTCCTGTAACACTAACAGTAGTTCCTGTGTGATTAGTAGCAGAAATATTACCACCAGTGATGTTGCCAGTGGCTGAAATCAAGCCACCTGTAAGAATGTTACCACTAGTGACGTTACCCGTACTACTCATTATGCCACTGGTTAAAATATTGCCACCAGTGATGTTGCCAACTGTGCTGGTATTGCCACTGGCATCAGCAGTTACTACATTGGCGCTGTTGATTGTTAATGTATTTGAAGTTGCACCGATAGTAACGTTACCAATATAGATACTATTATTGGCTACATATAAACTTTTCCAAACATTGGTTGCACTACCTAAATTATATGTGGCATTGGCTGCTGGAACAATGTTTCCAGTTAGAACTATACCGGTACTACTCACTGTCAACACGTTGGCCGTGCCGGCGCTGCTGATAACAACGTTGGCATTTGAGAATACCGTTACATTGCTCGAGCCACCTGCGATCGAGTTGGCCATGTAGTTTTGTGTAAAGGTCAGGGCTGTGGTATTGATCGTAATAGGATCATCGGTGATCAGTTTCCACTGTGTATCAGCGTAAATTACACCTTCAGTGACCATCACAATCATACCGGCTTCTATTTCACCGTTTTCGTTACCATCGCTTGTTCTTGCCCAGGTACCGTTTGAGCCGGATCCTAACGTAGTTACATAGTATAATCCATTTTGACTGCCTGTAGTTTGACCTGTTACCAGAACACGGTCGCCAACACTAAGACTAACACCATCTACACTACTAGGGGCACCGCCGGTCAACGAAACACTGACTGTGGTCACTACTCTTGTAGACTGTTTGTAGTCTAAATTAAATATCTGCGCGGCACGTGGTTTGGTTAATCCCATTGTTTATCCATTAGTATCCAATATTTAGCCAAAAAAAACAGGACTGCTTGGAGTCCTATTTTGGAGCAGTTATGTTATTCCTTAATATCCTTCAAAAGTATAAAATAACCCAGGTTGGAATAGGCCGCCGCTCACTATAGGATAAACTGAGTCAGCATCTTGTGGCACGCTGAGTACAGGAACAGTGGCAGTACCGCTGCCAAAATCACCGGTGGCTGTCCAATTTCCGTCATTGCCTGTGGCGGCAAAATAGTCCCAGTCTGTATTACCTCGGTTTAGCACAGCATAGAAAAATCCTTGGGCACCGGGACTACCAGTGACATTTTGCCCATTGGCTGTGACAAGAGTGGGGCCACCATCTATTGCCCATCCTGCGCCTATGCTCCATCCTGGTCCTATTGATACTGACACTAATTATACGCCTGTAAATGTGTAAAAATCACCGCTGGTAAAAGTTCCGCCAGTAATGGTAATTGTTTGATTGCCAGGATCGGTGCTGACCACAGTGGCACCAGGGATTTGATCTACCGTCCAGCCAGCTGCAACATTGTTTAAATTTGGTGTTCCGGTTAACGTGCTCCACCCTCCGCCAACGAAGAAAAATCCAGTGGTACTACCAGGAGGGGCTTCTACGTCCTGAATAGAGGGTGTTGTTGTTTGGCCTTCATAATTGCCTACACCTATTTTCCATCCTGGTCCTATTGACCACCCTGGGCCTATTGTTACGTTTGTCGGTAATGCCATAATATTCTACCTATCCAATAAAAAGATAGGGTCCGTCGGACCCTATCTGTTACAGTGTTAACTGTTTAGAAGCGTCCTACTACCACTTCAATTGTGCCTTCTGCACCGTCAAAGTCTTCCAGTGCTTTACCAATCACTGAGCCAACCTTTGGATCTACACTTGACTGTGCGCGACCCAAGCCTGCTGCCACCATCAAGTCACCCTTGCGGACTGGTCCAACCACTAGTGTTGGCACACGACCTGTCAATGCCACTGTGGCCACATGCTCGGCTTCTAATCCGCTATTCATGGTGTAACTTGGATTGGTACTCACTACACCAGCTACTTTGGTATCACCGGCTACAGCGTTGACTGTGACTTCTGCTGTGCCACCAAATATGACCACTGTGCCCGGTGCGTATTCTGCATCAGCTGTGTATTTCTCTGCCAAGTCAGCATATTGAGCTGAAGTTGCTTTGGCAAACACAGTGTTGAAGTAGTTTGCTGAACTACCAATATTGCCCACGGCATTACCGTTGGCGTTGATGATATTACCTAATGTAACATTACCAGTACCCAATGTTACACCACCTGTGGAAAATACTGCCACATTACTTGTTCCACCAACGCTCACAGTTACGTTGCCGCCTGAACTGACAACTTTGGCATTTGATGTGCCGCTTACTATTTGAGTAGCATCAATACCAGTCAACTGACTACCGTTACCAAGAATGTAACTTCCACTAATATTGCCAGTGCCAGTTACATTGCCAGCCACACTCAAACCACTGGCACTGCTAAATGCAGCTATTGCAGTAGGAGTTATAGAATTTGTAGCTGTTGTGAAAATTGCTACATTGGTAGCACGGCTGGTATCAGTAAAGGCCTCTGCGGCCACAACGTCAACTCGACCAGTTGATGCATTACCAAACTGTAAGGTTCCGCTACTGAATCCACGTCCGGTAAACTGAGCAATGGTATCTGCAGACTGTGTTTGTGTAGGACTGGCCGCAGTACCTCTGGCCGCACGTCCAGTAAACGCCACGTATGCAGCTGTACCAAACGTGTCTTGTGTGATACGAGTCTGTGTAGCATCTGCACCAACTATGTGCAAGTCTGTTCCCAAGGTAGTGCTGAAGCCAGTTAGCGTGTAGGTTGACGTTTGTGGGTTTGCCAAAATAGTAATTTCAGCATCTGGAGTAGCGGTACCTACACCAATACGGCCGGGTGTAGAAGTATCGGTGCCAGTGATAATGTTGCCAAATGCACTTACAATACCACCAGTGATGATGTTACCACCAGTGATGTTACCTGCTACACTGCTTGAAGTAGTTGCACCGGCCAACACAGTTTGTCCGCCTGCTGGGTTGGTCATCACAATTGCTGTGGCATTGGCACTGATTTGAGCATTGCCCAGATAGATTGTGCTGTTGCTCAAGTATAAATCTTTCCAACGCTGTGTTGCACTACCCAAGTTGTAGACAACGTTGCTCAAAGGCAGGATGTTGGCATTGGCAATCATGTCTGTTCTAGTAAACAGAGTCATAGGGTCATTGCTACCCACGTCAATATTCACGTTGCCATTGGGTGTTGGTATTTGAACAGCACTGTTGCCATTTTGAATCTGGTTAGTGGCCACGTTACCAAGAATAGTAGCATTGCCTGATACATTCAAATCACCCACAACGTTGGCTATACCTGTTATGGTAACAATGTTATTGGTGTCACTGACTCCAACTGAAGCATTGGCACTTACGTTGGTCAAACTCAACAAGGTTGTTGTTGTGGTCAATGCACGAACATCAATCAAGTCGCCTGATGCAGGAGCTTCTGTAAATGTCAATGTCACGTTGGCCACACTGTAGGCCGAAGTTGGTATCTGTAACACACCGTTGATACTGACAATTGTTGCAGCTGTGGTTGACGCATTGGCCAATGTAAAGTCAACTGTTGCTCCGTCACCGTTGAACTGTTGATCAGTGATAACTGTAAACACTGTAGATCCAACACCTATCCAAGCACTGTTGTTGTATATTTCTATACTGTTGGTAGTGCTGTTGAACCGCAACATACCAGTAACACCTGTGGCCGGACGCTGACCTTGCGTACCAGCTGGTAACAAGATTGAATTGGTACTGTTGAACGCTACAATAGCATTGACGGTCTGTGTGCTTGAACCAAAGCTGGCTGTGTTGGCGGTTGCATCAACAAAGAACACATTGGCGCCAGTTCCACTTACTGAGAAGTTGGTGTTGGCTCCGGCTCCGTTGATTTGTATTGTACCACCTGCGGCCAACATGTTAATAGCGTTGCCAGTAGTACCACCAACCACAATGTTACCAGCAATTACATTGCCGGTTATGACGTTGCTGGTAGCACCGGTACTGATATTACCAGTAGCACTAATCAACCCACCTGTTAACACATTGCCCAATGTGGCGTTGCCAGTAGCACTTACGGTTGTGCTATACACATTACCATTGAAACTGACTGCGTCAACGTTGGCACCAACTGTGACTGTGTTTGATGTTTTGTTAAATGTGAATCCGCTGGTAGCGTTGGCTATTCCACTGTCATTGAATAGAATGTTGGTGTTGGCACCAGGAGAAGTAATATTACCAGAAACGTTACCAACAAAGTAGTTACCATACACGTTGCCAGTGGCACTTACGATACCACCAGTTAGGATGTTTCCACCAGTGATGTTACCAGAGCCACTGATTGCACCACCAGATCCACTTGTTACAAGATTTCCGGCTGTGACGTTGCCAGTTGCACTTACACTGGTACCTGTGATTACACCGCCCACTGTTGAAGCAGCAGTAGCGGTGCCAGTAACACTGACACTCGAACCAGTAATAATACCACCCACTGTGCTGGCTGCTGTAACAGTACCTGTAACACTGACTGTGGTTCCATATACGTTGCTGTTGGTATTGCCAGCATCTACGTTGCCAGTAACGCTAACTGAACTACCTGTAATCACACCACCCACTGTTGATGCAGCAGTTTGTGTGCCAGTGACTGAACTAGAACTACCTGTAATCACACCACCCACTGTAGATGCAGCTGTTTGTGTGCCAGTGACACTAGAACTTGAACCGGTGATTACACCGCCCACTGTTGAAGCAGCTGTTTGTGTGCCAGTTACTGAACTGGAACTACCAGTGATCACACCACCCACTGTTGAAGCGGCAGTAGCAGTGCCAGTAACACTGACACTTGATCCTGTAATCACGCCACCCACTGTGCTTGCAGCTGTGACTGTGCCTGTTACACTGACACTTGTTCCTGTGGCTGCACCAATGTTGGGTGTGGTCAATACAGCACCGGCTGGTATATATAACTGATTACTACCATTGATGCCAATTGTGGCATTGCCCGATGTATCATAAAGAACGTTGAACTGTGTTCCAGTAAGACTTAATGCGTTACCTGCTGTGTATTGACCTGCACCAGAGAACTGTACGAATACAATTGCTGTTGTTCCCATAACTACTGGTGCATTGGTGGTACAGACCCATCCAGTATCAGCATAAATTGTACCGTCTTGAACAAATGTAAACGCACTTGGAACTTCAGCAGCCTGGTTCATATCTGTGGCACGGGTCAATACTGTGGCACTGGTATAGGTGTAGATACCGTTGTTTGCTTGTGTTGCTTCGTTCTTGACCAACACACGAGTGCCAACTGTGGCAATATTTACACCGTCAATTGTGGTGTATGTACCAGTTGTGGTCAATGTGGCACCCACACCCGCGGTACCGTTGTTGTATGTTATTACACCACCAGAAAGATTGGCCAATGTGTTACCGGTCGCAGCCAACACAGGTGCCTTGGGACTAAGACCTTGTGCCACACTGTCAACATAGAATTTGGTTGCGGCATCTTGGTCGGCCACTGGATCTGCTAAATTGTTGATCCATCTGCTGTTCATACCCACGTTGCCGGTAGGATTTAAACTGATTGTTTGAGCACTAATTGTAAGTGTTGTGTTTGCAGTGGTACTGTAAATGTAATCAGTAATGACATTACCGCCTGTTACGTTGCCACTAACACTGACACTTGTACCAGTAATAACGCCACCCACAGTGCTAGCGGCAGTTTGTGTGCCAGTGACACTCGAACTTGAGCCAGTGATCACACCACCTACAGTGCTGGCCGCTGTTTGTGTACCAGTGACACTTGAACTTGAGCCAGTGATCACACCACCAACCGTACTGGCAGCTGTTTGTGTGCCAGTGACACTTGTGCTTGTGCCAGTGATAACTCCACCTGCTACACTGGCTGCATCAACGCCACCTGTAACGCTGACTGAACTACCGGTGATAACACCACCCACTGTTGAAGCAGCAGTTTGTGTACCAGTGACACTAGAACTTGAACCTGTAATTACACCACCAACCGTACTGGCAGCTGTTTGTGTGCCAGTTACTGAACTGGAACTACCAGTGATCACACCACCCACTGTGCTGGCAGCTGTTTGTGTGCCAGTGACACTGGTTGAAGTACCTGTAATGACTCCGCCTGCTACTGAGGCTGCATCAACGCCACCTGTAACGCTGACACTTGAGCCAGTTATGACTCCACCCACTGTGCTAGCGGCTGTTTGTGATCCGGTGACACTGGTACTTGAGCCAGTGATAACGCCGCCCACTGTGCTGGCTGCAGTTGCAGTGCCAGTGACACTGACATTTGTACCAGTTAAATTAGTTCCACTTACGTTGCCAGCATCAATGTTGCCGCCTGCACTGATCAATCCACCAGTTAATAAATTACCGCCAGTGATGTTGCCACTAACACTTATACTTAAAGCACTAAATGATCCAGCGGTACTAATATTACCGAAGATACCATTGCCAGTTGCACTTACTTGTCCACCGGTTAATACATTGCCAAATGTGGCATTTCCTGTGCCTGATGTTATACCACCAGTTAAGATATTGCCGCCGGTGATGTTGCTGGTGGCACTCACTGTGCCCGGAGTGGCCAAGTTGCCGCCGGTGATTGTGGCCGTAGCGTTGACAGCACCAATCAAGTTACCAACTAGACTTGTAGTGCCTTGAACTGTGGTATTTCCACTGTGTAAGTTAGCATAGGTGGAGATGGTAAATGTTGTATTACTAACCGTAGTGCTACTCAGTGCTGTAACGAATTCTTTCTGGTCTTCTTTCCAGGCCAATACTGCAGATTGTTGACTGCCACGCAGGCCAATTGTACCAATGTCCAAAGTAGGAGTACCAACGGTCTGTCCGTCGGCTAGTGTGATCAACGGGTCTGCAATTAGTGTGTTAACTGTGTCAACGTTGGTTGTGGTACCCGAAACTGTCAAGTTACCCGTAATAGTCAAATCACTACCGTAGGTCAAATTGTTGGCAATTCGAGTGGCTGTAATCGAATATGGTTGTAATTTGGTTCCAGCGTTAATACCTACTATGGTATTACCGGCCGCGGCGTCGGTTACTTGATTGTTATTAATTCTAGTTACGGCCATTTTTTTCTCCAGTTGGCTTCTTTTTTACAGCACTTTCACTGCATTTGCAGTAAAATAATAAAGGTTTGTCGCTCTAATTTGGGCTATATGTTATTTACCATGGCCGTGAGAAAACGGTTCTCTGCGCCGATTATTCACTGCGGAGCTAATACTTGTCGAGAACTATAGGGGATTATAAATTGTAGAATAACAATTGGTTGAACTGTTATTTAGCTTTTTTACAAGAATCTGATGTCTATTACGTCACCTGTAGCCGGCGCTTCTGTAAACACTAGATTGGTGCTGGGACTGGGCGACATTGAATAAGATTGATCAGGAACCTGCGTAATACCATTCAACATGACCAATGCAGCCGCTGTGGTTGTGCTGCGATTTAATGTAAATGAGGTAGCAGTTCCGTTGCCGTTGAGTGTTTGATTAGTCACTGCCTGGCTGGTGGAATTCCAAGCATTACCGTTGTAAACTTCTATCAGTCCAGTGGTCGTGTTGAATCTTGTGGTGCCTGTTGAGGCTGGACTAGGACGTTGATCTGTATTGCCCACCGGCAATATCAATCCTGTTGTGGTGTTGATGCTGACTAGCCCTGTACCAGTAGGCTGTAATGTAATTGTAGCATTGGCCAAATTGCTGCTGATTGTGGTATTGCTGATGGTCAAGTTGCCCAATAGAGCCGTGCCTGCAACACCAAATGGTCCTACATATCTGTAGCCCACAATAAACACAGATTTGCCTGTGACTCCGCCTGCAATTACCGACGGAATAGTAGCACCGTTAAAGTTTAAAATGCCGGCCTGGTAATCAAAGAACCAGGTGTCGTCACTGCCAGAACCGGTCTGGAACAGTCTGGTGCCCGTGGTTTGTGGAGTTGTAGATCCTGTAGTATCTACATAAACCACTACCAAATAGTTGTCGCCAAATTGTGTAGGTATCCAGTTGGTGAGATTGGTTTTCCAAGTTTGATTATCAGGTGCTGTTAGGTCTTCGGTACACTGCACAGTAGGGCTGTATCCGCCGCCACCACCATCTTTGTAAACTTGAACTATGGAGCTGGTGTTGCTGGGCGGAGTTGCAGGAATATCACCGCTGTTGGTCCAGACCAAATCACCACGATACAGCAGGGGACTGGGTATGCTTTCGTTAAATGCTTCTTTACTGCCACTTCCCGGCGGAGGTATAGAAGTTTTAGCTACACCGTAACCAACTTTTTTCCAGAGATAATCTAGTTTCTGACTTTCACCAAATGTAGCAGCCATTACGCAGCGTCTCCTATCGAAAGTGCAGTTATAGTTTGTCCACTACTCAATGCTATACGAACCAAAATGTTATTGCCTGTGCTGTTGCTGGAGTTTTGCGAACCTAGTGTCATGGTATAGCCCACATTGGCAATGGCCGAATTAAGTGGCACAACGTCAGCACCGGTTAAGGCAACACCGTTGGTACCGTTGCCGCCGCCGGCTATGTTTGCGCCTGGCACACCTGATCCGTTATACTGTAGTGAACAGCTCAACCAACCATCGAGCGTTGAGGTTGGTCCAGGAAAGCCCGGAGTAGGTGAGCTGAATCCACCTGTGTCAATCGTGGTTCCTGGAGCCGCAATCCACATGCCGGCTATGCCTGTGGTGCTGGTAAGTCTGATATCAAAGTTGGCCATTGTGGCTCTGCGGAATGCAAAGGTAAAGTATTGTAGTCCGCTGCGGCCTGTGGCAAGATCGGGTCCCACTGGCAAATATCCGGTACTCAAGTCAGTTACATAATGTTTAACTACACCATACCGGTCAACTGCTTCTTGAGTTCCTGCAATAGTTTGCACTCCAGTCCACACGTTGCCAGTGTAGTAGTTTGTGGCTCCATTGAATGCTGGTGTGTTGGCCGCTGAGCCAAACCCAGTTATACGTAGACCGTTGTCGGTGTATACAGAACCCAATGTCACACTGACTGCAATGTTGCCTTCACTGATACCAGTGTTGGCTGAGGCATTGACCTGTATCTTGGTCGGCAATTGAACTGTGCTACTGGTGCCAATCACGTTGAATATGTTGGCACCTACGTTGGCCACAGCGTTGACTGCTCCGTTGATCAGCACATTAAGATTGCCCATGGTATAGTTTGATGCAATGCCCACATTGGCATTAACATTACTACCAGTGAGCATACTGGTTGTTCCGTTGATCTGCGCCAAAGTTTTGGTTTGTGTGGCAATGATTGATCCAGTGCCTTCAATAGCTGATCCAGCACTCAATGTCATTGGATCAGCACTGCGGAAAGTTTGACCTGTAAAGTTTTGCAGTTCCAACGTGGCCACGGTGATACTTGGGCTTCCGGTGGCACTGTAATAAGGAATACCCGAAATATAAGTGTAAGTTCCGTTTACGTTGCCAGCCATAACCACGTTGCTGGTCACCAAGGTAGGTGCTGAATTCAAATTGTCTTTGACCATACCTACAGTATTGGTGTTGCCCGACACTGTGTGTCTCAGTTGGAAATCATTGTAACCGGTGCCCAAGCTGGCCAGGGTATTGCTGATAGTAGCAGAAAATACCTTGTAGAATCCGGTTGGCACAGCGGCATTGGCCACATGCAGATCTCTGTCGGCTGACACAATCAATGCGCCTGCTGTGCCAACAGTGTTTCCACTGGTAGTAAATGTCACATTGCCGGCGGCTGTGTTGTTGACATAAGCAGTGAGCGTGCCTGTGGTTGCAGTATTGGCATTTTGAACTTGTGTGCTGGTAGCAACTGGTGTGGTAGTGGCCACACGAAGCACTGAGGTACCATTGGCCACAATGTTACCACCGGTGTTGTCTTGGGCACCGGCGGCCAACAGCGGACTAGTTCCTTGACTGGCTGTGGCTATGGTCACATTGGTGTAACCACTGAGATTGGTAGGTGCTGTAGGATTGGCCAAGATTGTGATGTAGGCTGTTCGAGTCTGTGTGTTACTTTGTGATATGGTGCCTGGTGTTCCGTTGGCCTGTAGTGCAACTGTCTTGGTTCCGGTAGTTGGAGATCCTACTGCTGTTATATACGAATGTGTGACGTTGGCAAAAGTTACCAGGCCAGTGTTGCTGGTAGTATCGCCCCAGGTCCAGTTGAACACATTTCCTGTAAAGGCCACGTTGGGCGATGTATCGTTGCGGAAGTTGAATAAACTTCGATCAAGACCGTTGTAGTCAGTGTATAGGTATCCAACCTGTGCATTGGATGTGAATCCGGTAGCATCAGTTTGTGTATTACTGGTTCCTACAAAGCCAGCTCGAACTTCGGGTTCAATAGAAATGGTCACGTTGCTGGACTTGAATGGGCTGGTGCTAAAGCCGGTGTATAACCAAAGATTTGCCACACGGTTCACTGTGGTTGCGGCATTTTGTTGCCCTGCGGTCAGAGCAAAGGTATGAGTAACGTTGGCTGCACCGGGATTACCGGCCAGTCCAGTTTGAATATTGATGTTGCTGTTGGCTGTGCTGTCGCCCCACTGGAAGTTATACAACTGTTGGGCACCAAAGCTGGCTGTGTTACCAGGACTGCCGGGTGTTTGATTTTGAAAACTTACCACACCACCCGAAGTGGCCAAGTAGTTGATTGTGGTTGCGACATTGGCCGCTATCGCAGGACTTTGCGGTGCGTAAACTTTGACGTTGGTGTTGGCCGACGTGACACTGTAAGGTGGTGCATTGCCGGCTGTTTGATTTGTACCTGTTAAATTGATTCCGTATATGGCATCTGTGTTGGCAGAGTTGATGTAGGTGTGACTGTTGGTGGTCCAACTATTGCCAGGATTGACTGCACTATTACCATCGCCATAATTGATCGTGTATGATGTAGCATACTGACTGGTGTTGGTCAATGTTACACTGCTGCCAGTGTCCAACGTTGTTGGGCTTGTGGTAAACGACGGTATCGGTAACGGAGTATACAGAGTGATGTAATTGGTGTTGGTAGATGTTGCTGTTGATCCTTTAGCTCCAACATTGGCATTACCGCTATAGGTTCCATTGGTGTTGTAGGCAGTATAGACCACTGTAAATTGTCCACCAAGCACATTGCTGTAGGTGTGTGTTGGGTTAGCCGATGTGCTGGTTGTGCCATCACCGAAGTCCCAAAGATAACTGTTTGGATTACCAATGTAGTGGCCAGTAAACGCCACACTGAGTGGACTTGGGCCCGATGTCACATTGGCTGTAATATAAACATTACCCACATAGGTATTACCAGCAATATTCAAAGCCACTTGGTTTAAATCGTCCAGGCCGTCGGTTACAAAAGTAGCAGTGGTCCACCCAGGATAAGCCACATTGGTTGTTAGGCTACCGTCAGTGGGTGTTCCTAATGGAATGGCGTTACCGATTACATTGCCAGCAACATTGCCAACTGTTTGATCTACATAAAATTTAGTTGTGGCATCAGAATTAGCCACTGGCTCAGCTAGGTTGTTAATATTAACATTGCCAGCACTGATATTGCCAACGTTGGAAATGATTATATTTCCAACTGTAAGAACTCCGGCTATTTCAAGTGCAGACGCAGGGCTATCAGTATTGATACCAATTTGACTATTGGCAACGTCGATATAAAGAGTTGGGGTAGAGTTTGCTGTATCAACAATAGACAGACTATTGCCGTCTCTTTCAAGAATGCTTGATAAAATCTGCCCTTTTACATAATTGACTGCCATAGATTATCCCTGTATAGGATATTTAGCCGGTTAGCTAGAGGTGTGAATTACATTAATTGGCACGGTATTGGGTGGTGCTGATGTAAATTCAATATCGTAACCACCATCGACCGAGTATGAAGTAAGAGGGTCTTGATAAATTGACCCTACAAATACTATGATATTTTCTGCTATGTCTTCTGGTATAGTCATTGTAAAAATTGTTTGCACTCCGTCACCTTCAAAATCGTCCACAGTATAGCTGACGCTGCCGCCAGTGCTGAGTGTGTTCCAAACTGTGCCATTGTAGAATTCTACAAGGCCTATTTCAGTATTATACCGAATCATGCCAAAATTTGCAACAATAGGACGTTGCGCCGACGATCCGGTGGGCATTACAACACCACTACTTCCTGACCGTAAACGTCGATTTTTTACAAAATATCCCATTAAATTGTTGTGTATGAAGTAACGGCATTAAGAGTATTGGCCGACGAATTGGCAAAAATTGAATCGCCATTCGCTAACAATAATTTTTCGCCGCCTACGTAAAGCTGATAGGTATCGCCACCTGTGGTGTTTGCAGCAGATAATATTTCAAGACTTGCTATAATAAGATTAACGTTACTTGGTGATGATCCACTTGGTACTACATAAACATTAGCTGAAACATCAGCATTGCCATAGTTGGTCATTGTTAGCCATGTAATGGCTGTATTGCCACCACTGGTATACACAGTGTTACCGGTTGTAGTTATATTAGATGTTGCTATTGTCATTGTTGTTCCTTAAAATATGATTGCAAATACTATGGCTTTGCTTTTGCTGACCAGCTCGTCGTTGGCTGAAGAGGATGTAAAGTATAGACCTGTTCCACCAGATCCTGTGACATTGCTGTATAGTGCCACAGCATTGGCCACGTTGGCTGGAGTGGCTGTATTACCAAATACTTGATAGCCCAACATGGTCAATTTGTTGTTGCCGTAATCAAATGTCAAGTTACCACTGGCACCAAATACACCACCTTGATTGAACTGTATCTGTGTGTTGGATCCAGCAGCATTGGCCGCTGACGCTGTGGTTAAAATATTAGCATAAGTTCCAACACCCAATCCTGATACATTACTACTGATCTGCCAGGCATTGATTGTTGCGTCAAATCTTAATCCAGCATAAAGACCGTTTCCGGTATTAATCCCGGCCAATAAACCCATGTCTGTAACAGTGCCAGTGTTGTTGGCGGCCACTACAATAAAATCGTCAACTGTGGTCAAGTTACCTGTGTAGGTCAAACTACCGTTAAAAACGGTATTGGCATAGTTGATCGTAAGTGTAGCAACCCCATTGTTGCCGGTTAGGGTTAGGTCGCCACTGGTATTCTTGTATGTAGACATCTCAGGATCCTTTTTGTTATTTATGCGGTATACAATAGTGAAAGTCATAAAAAATCCCCACCGCAGCAGGGATTTTTTGGACGTTACGCGAATTACGAAGTATAGTTCTGAACATCGCCCAAGGTCAATAGACCAGTGGTATTGGTCCAGGTTGAAACTTCTGCACCAGATTTAGCAGTTGTTGAAGTTTCTTCGCTGAATGTAAGGCCGCGTGTATTACCAGCCACAGTAACAATGTTGGCAGCACCTTCAGAAGCAGCCAACTGGAATGTTGTTGTTCCGTTAGTATCAACTACATAATAAACGGTTGGATCAACATAGCCAGTGATTGTGGCATTACCTGTTAAAGTTCCGCTGACATTGATAATTTGACCTGTTGTAAAGGTGCTAGCATTGGCCGTAAACCAACCTGCAGTATTGGCAACAGCAACACTGCCTAGTGTAACAGCAGTTGTTTCGCCGGCTACAAAGAAGTTAACTGCATAACGAACAGGTTGAGGACTTGTATTATCCCAAATATACTTGTTGGTCAAGCGACTGGCGTAAATTGCGCTGCCGTCAGCATTGAATACCATGTTCATTTCACCTGAGTTGATAGTACCACCTGCAACTAAATTGCATTGAGCAACCGCAGTAGCAGTACCAGTACCAGAACCCACGTCTGTGGCTGTGAACACAGTGCCAACTACTGGCACAGCAGGTCCGCCGATTGCTGTCCAATCGGTATCACCTACGCTAAGAATTCGATAGCTGTAACCGACTGTAAAACTTCCTGCACTGACCGAACTTGCATCTGTTACCAGATACTTGGTAGTGCCTTTTTGTGTAATAATGTAAGCGGCACCTTCTACACCATTGATGTTGGCTGTAATTTTAACTACTGGATAATCAGCAGTAGCAATACCAACATTGGCACCACCAACTACACCTAGGAATTCTGTAGAAGTTATTCCGGTCGGAATAACTGCGGCTGTTAAGTTACCAAAGTCATTGAAACCAATGTCAACGGTAGTAGATTGTTTAATTTTAAGTGGACGACCCATTTTGTTTTCTCCTTAAAGAAGTCCTATGTGGGTTCTAGCCCACTACGCAGGGGGTAAAGCCTGCATAAAACGCATGATTGCGTTGACAAGTATTTATGGTTAATATATATTTTACAGGTGTTGCTTTATATCATTAAATATGATCATGGATACAGAACTATTGATAGCACACGGCAACACTGCCAGAGAAGAAAACAACCCAGAACTGGCATTAAAATATTATGCCCAGGCCCTGACTGAAGATCGCCGTTCAGCATCAGCATTCAACAACTACGGAAACGTATTACGCGAATTGGGTGACCCGTTGGGTGCTATACCATTTTTACAACGCAGTATACAGCTGGCACCCACTCATCCAACTTCACAGTTCAATCTGGCTGTGGCTTATTTGTTAGCCGGTGACTATGCTCGTGGATGGCCACAATACGAAACTAGATGGAACTACGAACATCTTGCTGGCGAATTACCACAGTTTCCACAACCCAGATGGACTGGGCAAGACGTCAAGGGCAAAACAGTCTTGGTCACAGGTGAACAAGGGCACGGGGACAATATACAATTTGTTCGATTCATTGGCGACATCATTGAGCGCGGCGCACGGGTAATTTTAACGTTGAATCCAAATCTTCGCCCATTGTTGCTTGGTCCTAGTATTCCGACAATTCTGGTTGAAGGTGATCCGTTGCCTGAGTTTGACTACTGGACACCGATCATGAGTATTCCTGGAGTGATTGGAACTACAGTTGAGAATTTGGCCAATGTGCAATTCTATTTGACTGCCGATGCCAAATTGCAACAAGAGTGGCAAACACGATTAGGCCACAAGAACCGACTGCGTGTGGGTTTTTGTTGGAGTGGTCGTAGGGACACTTGGATCAATCGACACAAAGCAATGCCGTTTGAAACTATGTTAGAGCTGATTAAACGCAATCCCAGCTACGAATGGGTCAATTTACAATGTGATTGTACTGCTGATGAAGAAGCCCAACTAGTGGCCGCAGGTGTTCGAGCATATCCGGGTGCTATACGAAGTTTTGCTGATTCAGCTGCATTGATCATGCACATGGATGTGGTGCTGAGTGTTGACACTGCTGTGGCTCACTTGGCTGGTGCATTAGGTCGACCAGTCTGGGTCATGTTGAGTCAGTATGCACTTGATTGGCGCTGGTTACTTGACCGTGATTCAAGTCCATGGTACTCGACTGCTAGATTGTTCCGTCAACCTACAATGGGCGACTGGACCACGGTTACAGATAAAATACACAAATTTTTAAGTTGGTACAAGATCTAAAGATTAAAATACCGAGTCAATAAAATCAGAATCTATTCCATATTGCAACAAAATAGATCGTGTTAGATCTAAGTATTTAGGATCTGTAAATCTCCTACTGTGCATCCAAATAATTGCATTAGGATCTTGGCCAAAATTTTCCATGTCTAGTAGTATTTCTTGATAAGTTCGAACTGTGTTCCACCCACCTGCACATAAAAATGTATGAAAAGAACTTGGAAAGAATTTTATTTGGCTCTCTGGATCTTGCATTAAAAAAATATAATAACCATAATATTCACACCCAACAGGAAACTCGGTCCATTTACTATAATGACCAAATCGTTGATTGAGTGCAGACCAATAACGAGCAGTCTGCTGAACATTAAAAATATTAGGACGCAAGTTTACCATACCGGCATAGTGACCTATTGGTCCGTCTACTAATCCAGATAAATTATAACCCATGTCTACTAGACGTTGAGTATTGTCTTGGCAAGGAATTCTATATTCGGTATTCTGTTTAAATGTTGACAAATCTGTGGGCTTTAACAAAAAACATTTACAATCCCAGGCTATTGCATCATCAACAGTTGAACTAGCAATACGATAGATTAAATTAATTTGGTTACCGTAGTTGCCGTTGTCATAAGGATGGATTGTAGGGCAGATCTCTATAACCCAGTCTGGATCAAAAATTTCTAGTGCAATATTTTCAAAGACATCTACACTGTCGCCTGTATCTAAACAAACTAACAAATTTTTATCACCTTTCCAGTTTTTGTTCATGCAGTAACAAAACATTTTAAACTGTGGAATGTCATCAGTGAAAGTAGTAACTATGTTTTTATGAGTCATTTTTTTACTTATTTGTTAACAATATTGACACCAAAGAAAAACCTGCCGAAGCAGGTTTCTCTCCTTCCCATCCCTGGGTAGTTCTCTGATTAGGAGAATGACAAGTTCTGAACTGCGATCTCGCCAACATAGTCAGCTGCGTTACCGAAGCTGGATGCTGTGTTGGTCAACTCAACAAATCCATAACGTGTCATGAATGACACGACTGGTTCGAAGGTTGATGGATCAAGAACAACGCCACTGCTCATCAACGGAATGTATGGGCAATAGAACGCTGCGGCATCAGCTTCGCTTGTGCCCTTATAGCCAACCAATACACTAGCTGTATCAGAAGCATAAGAGTTAACAAACACACGCATTGCACCGTTCAATGTACCAACAAACTTGGTGTTTGTAGGTGCTTCGAATGTGCCTTCTGTTGTGCGAGCAAATGCACTAGTTGTTGCAGATTGCAACACTGTCAACGAGGCTGGAGAAACAACAGCCCAGTTACCAGCACCACGACGTGTGCGTTGTGCGATCAAGTTAGCAACACG